GTCGGCGCCCACCGGCGTTTTAGTGTGACTCCGCCGTGGAGTGCAGTTTGCTTAAGATGATTAGCATCCTGTGATTCCCGTAAATGAATCAATTTCTGATTCATAGAAAGGCTGGAGAAACCATCGTGACTTTCGTCAAGATGATCGTAAGGCGTAGAGATACGCCCCTCCATCATCAGAAAGCACTTCATCAAAGCACCGTATCCCTCCAATATATCAGTACGGTATATTGGTCTTGGAACATACGCTTTGATTTCAAAACGCTGTAAATTACGATTCCACCTTTCGGTGGACTCGTAACCCAGGTAAGAGATACGACCCAAGGCTTCGCTAGTCTGCAGGACATAGGGAATATTTCCTATGACCTCCTCAAGTCTTTTGAACATGAGCTGAGTTGTATGCCAATAACCCTTCAAGTAGAAGAGATTGGCAGTACTAACCCATGAGATAATTTGCGAAGCTTGCTGCTTGTTGCTCGGGCGCTCATGCCTCAGGTATGTAGGTGTTACCTCATATCCAGCATAGGCGTCAGTACCACACGACTCTCTGAACTTTCCGTTCAAGAAAGTCTTATGGGTATTTATCTTACAATTGTATTTTTGTAGATAAGCGAGCACAACAACCGCTTTCGTGCTGGGAACGATAATATCGTCTCCATACACGTACAAACCGCGCGTAACCCTCATAATGTTACGCGAGTTGCAGGAGAGGTTATTTGCCTCCAATAGAGCCACTACACAGACCGTGTAGAAATACATGGCTTCTACTGGAAAACAAAGAGCAGACCCCATCGATGCAAATTTCAAGAGCGGGCCAATTATGCGCCCGTCCTCTAATTTTGCATGCGTCGATCGGCATGCGTCAATCGCGTCCCTTAAATCAGGATTCGACCTAAACATGTCTAAAGCCAGATCTCGCGGAACGCGATCACTGGCATCTGAGAGATCGATAGTTGAACATCGACCACTCATCGACGACGAAATAGCTATACGCTGATTCACTGATTGATCACGAAAATTTACGTGACCTTTAGTCAGTTTGTAATTCTCGATGCGCTCATAGAGCACATCTCGAATACCTTGTTGTGCGAATTGCATACAGCAAGGCTCAATAGCTATAATCCGGGGGGCTTTGAGCGTTTTCGGAACATGAATAACCCTAACGGGTTGCTCAACTTCCGCTGGTATAATCGTGACAGTCCTGAGCTCCTTAGAATTGACTTCAGTTCCCAAAGGGTAACCGTTATCAATGATAGGGAAATAAGGCTCAAGACGATCATGCCAGTTTCTCCAAACGTATTTCCTATTTCCAGAAATACGTTCTGCAGTTGCTCCGGGACCATGCGCAGGGGTACAATCTTGTAGACGTAAGTCATACAAAAGAGGACCCCAGAGCACAGCACAAACTTCCAAAAACTTGGAATGTTCGTGCTCCTGGAGTTTAAAAGCTCGAAGCTCTGTCTCAATTTTGACGAAGTTTTCAAGTGTTGCTTGCACTCTTTTGGGAGTGCACTCAAGTTCCACTTTCTTGAATGTAAGGCATACCTGCCGTACAGACTCAAGACAAGTAGAAATATCACTTGAAATATCTCCGCTGAAGAGCGGGGATCTTTTGTCATATAATTCTCCTGTTCTACGGTCAAAGATTTGACTGAGCATACCTTGAAAAAGTTCAGGGATTGCTCCACCCTTTATTCGGCGGAAGCCGGCAAAGAGTGATGAGTCAATATGCCCAGACTCTAGTGCGTGTTCAACGTCACTTGAGAATCTAGGCAGGGATATTGTCAAAAACGATACCCCTTCAGCTTTGACCCGTGATTTGATAGTCATCAAATCACGTAAATCAAGAACATCAGCGGTACACTTACCAGAAGCATCTATATAGATAGCCTCTAGTAGCTCCAAGAAGTCACTTACGTTGCTTTTCATAGCGCCTCCTCAATATTAAGGGGGTCCCTATCAAGCCATATAAGTAATCCTACGACCCACACGATAACGTGTAGGTCCAAACAGTTACCTACGTGAACGCTATTGAGCGGGCCACGGACAAAAGGACTTAAACTTTCTTCTCAAGATATTTCTTGAGAATGGACAGACCATCTTGTAAGGTTTTCCTCTCTTTGGCAGTAAGTTTTGTCTTACTACTTAGAAAGGTCTCCAAAAACATTCTGGCGATTGTCCAAGAAAAGTCCGAAACGAAACCGAGGGAAAACCCTCCAGTTTCGACGATGCTCGCAGCGAGCTTGTGATCAGGCATGTCTTAAGACCTCCTTTTACGGAGATCAAGATTCCTGACCATAAAGCTTGCCAATAGCAGTAGCGTCTAACCAGGTTTTAAACCCGGTTATTAGCTGTTCTACCTGCGTCGAGGTGAAACCGGCCAAAGGCCGATCAATCACGATGTAGGCAGAAAGCGTCTCATAGTCGTTGACAGCTGTCAACGGGTCTGCGACGACCGCTTTCTGATCAAGCCTGGCCATGGACCTAACTCGGTCCCTGGACGGTG